TTGATGGTAAAATTCTTGCTGATGGGTCTATGCACTCGTTTAGTAAATCTGCACATTTTAGAGAAACAGAACATATTGATAATTTTTTTAAATCCAATAGAGTGGTCGAAGTAACTACTCCAATATATCCGTTCAAACAACAACACTTGTTCGAAATACTACAAAGTTTTAACAAGTATAATATTACCAATGATACATGTGTTCTTATCTATGCTGGTGATATTGCAGGAGCTGAGCTGAATATGTTGTTTCGGTATTATAAAATTTCTAAGGTGATGGGATTAGATATTTTTTGTCAGGGCCTTGATGAACATAATATCACTGCATGGAATTCAAGTTACACTCATTGGTCACAAATGCACACATGGCAACTACGCGAGTGGATTAGTTTATTTTATGTAGCATGGGTACAAGAATGGATAACCTCGACGGGACATGTTGATAATAAATTTTTAACTGTCAAAAATACTGATTTTTTATTTGATGCTGTAGTTACGTCTAATAAGATTTTTGATCACTGCAGGTTAACTCAAAAATCTGGACTTGATGATTTTTTGTTGGCCTGGCAAGAGGCACAACAATACATTGTGGATGAGTTTATGTTGTTAGATCGTATTGTGGAATGTTCTATTGCTAATCAACCACTGGCGTGGCAACCTATCAATATCATAGCAGAAGCTATTGTTCAGCAAAGATTAAGAGCAAAAGGTTATGAGATTCAGTGCAACGGACTTGACATTTTTCCAACTGATGCTATAATGTTTAACACACTACTAGAGAAAGTAAATTAATGAGAAAACTATACTACATGGGCTTGGAAAGTTACGAAGCCCGTTACACACTACAACTAACAGAATGGAACCGACGTGTGTTTGACCGTAGAGGTCTTGACGTTGTTTATGTTCCTGGCACTACAATTGATAACACGCAAGCCATCTCGGTGGGTCAGGTGCTGGACGCACACGGGCGCAGTTATTTTAGCATGAGCCAAATGATGAACTTGGTTCAGTTGATGAAAAACGGAGAGGTCACAAGTGCGGATGTTATCTACTTTGAAGACATGTTTCAACCCGGCATCGAGAGTTTACCCTACATCCTTAATCAGGTTCCTGCTGATCAACGTCCTCGCGTGTATGTGCGCTGTCTGGCTCAGTCCATTGATCCTGATGACTTCGTACATGTATGGGGTATGGCAAAATGGATGGGCTTATACGAACAAATGGTTAATGAGTTCGTGGACGGAGTTCTCGCCACAAACGAAGAGATGGTTGCTCACATGCGCATTGCTGGATGGCGTGCTCCTATCTATAATATTAGTGGCCTAGCATTTGGCAAATCAGAAGTGTTGGAACGTGGTGGTGCCACAGTTAAGCCATTTGCTGATCGCAAAATGCGTGTGGGTTTTGCCGCACGTTTTGATCAAGAGAAGCAACCTGACTTTTACATGGACTTGATTGAGATGTGGCACAACCAAGGCCCGTTCCCTGTAGAGTTTGCTATCTTCCAAGGTGGTCCATTGCGTAGTAACAACACCAAGTATTTGGAACGTGCTCGTACCATGGCTGCAGAAGGTAAACTCTCAATCTATGAGAACCTAAGCAAAAATGAATACTATCGATTGCTTGGTGACACTCGTGTGTTGTTTAATTGTGCACTACAAGATTGGGTAAGTAATACTGTGAGTGAGGCAGATACATTGGGTTCCAATGTTCTATACCCTGCTTATCGTAGCTTCCCAGAGACTTTTGCCAATGACCCTAACCGGCTCTATGTTCCTTGGAGCATAGATGATGCCTATCACAAAATGCAAAACTTATTGCGTAATCCACACCACAACATGGGCTTGATCTCGGACTGGAACGACGGCACCATTGATCGTGTGATTGACATCATGACTGGGCAAGGTGAGCAATGGAATCGTGCAGGCAATCGCTATCGTGATCATGTGGCACATGAGAAATATCATGTGAGAAAAATAGAAGAATGAACAAGGTTAGCAAGTACTTGATCAGTATTGATCGGCCACCTTATGTGAATGGTCGACCAGTAGGACAAGCAACACCCTGTCAAAGTTATGGTGAATCTGCTTGGTTTATCTCGTTCCGTGATGGTTATACTCATGCAAGTGATCCTGTGTTTACAGACGAAGATGGCCTAAACGGGGCACCGTCTATTGTAAAATACGCAAAAAACATAGGATACATAGAAGAATGACGCCCCGGGAACAAAGTTTCTGCTATCTCAAGCAGTATATTCGTGCTCAAACAACCGCTCCTTGGATTGCCAAAATGAACGACGTAGAAGATCGGGCTCGTTGGGCGTTACAACACCTGGGTGGCATGGCAGGAGATTGGTATCCGTATCGTCATGAATGTCACTACTATTATCCACAAAGGAAACAAGAATGAATGTAATAGTCACCGGCGCAGCCGGATATATTGGTGGTCAAACAGCTATTGAATTACACGAAGCAGGGCATCGTGTGTTTGGAATTGACCTAATGCCATTGCCCAAGCATTTGGAACCGTTTGTTGATCAATTTTATCAAACTGACTTTTGCAGTGGTCGTGGCCTAGATCTTATGTCTAACAGTGGAATTGACGCTGTGGTGCACTGTGCAGGTACTAGCCTAGTGGGTCCAAGCAAAGCTAATCCACAAGAATACTTTCATAACAATGTGGGTAAAACATTGGCTATGTTAGATTCTCTCATTGAATTAGAACAGCGTCCGCGAGTGATTTTTAGCAGTAGTGCAAGCGTGTACGGTGATCCAGTAATGACACCTTGCGAGGAGATTGATCCAGTTGCTCCCATCAGTCCATATGGCCAAAGCAAGTTGATGATTGAATGGTTCTTGGAATCTTATGCTGTGGCATATGGCTTAGACTTTGTGGCATTTAGATATTTTAATGCTGCCGGTGCAGATGCACAAGGGCGTCACGGACAAGAATCGGGTGCCACACATATTGTTGCCCGTGCTTTAGAGTCAGTGATTAACGGCACAGAATTTATCTGCAACGGCAACGAGTATGATACTGAAGACGGCACCTGTGTACGAGATTATGTGCATGTCAGCGATATTGCCAATGCACATGTGATTGCTGTGGACACCGCAGTACCGCCAGGCACATATAATCTCGGCAACTCGTCGGGGCATAGTAATCTAACGGTAATCAAAGAAGTTGAATCAGTCACTGGTAAAACAGTAAATCTAAGGTTTGGTCCGGTACGTGAAGGTGACCCGGCTACCCTTACTGCCAACAGCAATAAATTTTCTAATGCCACAGGTTGGCAGGCGCAGTATACATTAACTGATATTGTTACACATGCGTGGGATTGGTACCAAATTGACTAAGCCAGCATTGCCAAACTTAAAACGGTTACCATATGGTGGTGCAGAAGCTGTGGTTTCTGCTCACACACGTAAAACTACACAAGGTATGGTGAGTGCGGCTTCAGAATATTTGTACAATGACAAAATACAAAATCAATTTCTAGAAAGATACCGGGCTTGGATTGGTGAGTCATATCGCAATTCATTTAAAAACTTAGATAAGTTTCCTGTCAGTGCTAGTTGCAATGGCACATCCGAAGCATTTGATAAGTTTTATTTAGATAATTGTACTCGTCGATTCCGTTGTTTCCGCGGTGAATACATGTATCACATGGCCAGTTGGAGGAACTATTTTGATTGGGCATTCATTGAAGATGGTGAGTTAACTGCACAAGATGCTGTGGTAATCAGCTTGCCATTCAGTGACACTGGTAACAAACATCCAGACATGCAACGGGTGCTCAATGAAGCTGAACAGTTGGGCATACCTGTGTTAGTAGACTGTGCATTTTTTGGTATCTGTGCCAATATTGACTTTGATTTTGATCATCCGGCAATTACTGTGATTACATTTAGTTTGAGCAAAAGCTATCCAGTAAGTCATTTGCGTATTGGCATGAGATTGACACGAGTTGATGATGATGATAGCTTGTTGGTGATGAATAAAACAAACTATACCAACCGACTATCAGCGGCAGTAGGATTACAGATATTAAATCATGTGTCGCCAGACTGGAACACACAGTACTGGGGTGCGGCACAAAAAGAGTTGTGCGATAAGCTAGGCGTGGTGCCCAGCAATACTGTAATTTTTGGCATTGACAGTACTGATAAGTACAAGGCATATAACCGTGGCGGCGTTAGTAATCGTTTGTCATTGTCTAAATATCTAGCCAACAAGGACTTGCCCAGTGATTGATATCGAACTGCTGACCAGTAAATATGATGCCAAGGATTACGCCATTGATTATCAACATGGTACTCCTGTGCCCTGGTTAGCATTTGATGATTTTTTACCTAATGAGTTATTAAAGTCAGTACAGGATGAAATTAAAACAATTCCTCGCCATATGTTTAGCAAGTTCACACGCAATGGTAGCTTTATGTATGAGTGTAATAATCTCAAATATGCCCCATTGACTCGTGAGCTTGTATTAAATTTAAACAGCACCGAGTTTGTCAATTGGTTGGAAAGTGTCACTGGATTAAAAAAACTCATACCAGATCCTCACATGATTGGCGCTGGCATCATGGAATGTGAAACTGGACATTGTTTAAAACTACACACCGACTTTAACTGGAACGAACAGTTAAGATTAAATCGTGCACTTAGTATAATCATATATCTCAGTGACGACTGGAATCCTAACTGGGGCGGGTCCTTAGAATTTTGGGATTTTGAAAAGAAAACCTGTCTACATAAAATTGCACCCACTGCAAATAGACTGTTAATGTGGAATTACGATAATCAGTTAATACACGGTCATCCTGATCCATTAACCTGTCCCAACGGATATCGTCGTATTGGACTAAGGCTGTTCTATTTTCAAAGCAGTGCTCAACCAGTAAACCCACCACATAGAAGTCTTTATTGGTTTGATGAAAACACAAGGCCTTATGACCGACGAGAAAACCAGTAACTATTGTACTGATCAAAATCTTATTGTACGATATCCTAATGGGGCAGGTGGTAAATTCTTAATCACTTGCCTGTTTTTATTCAAACATGTAGCGCACTGGGACAGGGATGTACAAAACGGCAAAGTTGATCATTGGGATTGGTTCCAGAGTACTTGGACTCGGGACATATCTCGATGGACCGTGGTAGAACCTAATCACCCCTGGAATACTAATTTTTTTAGCAGACGATTGTCTCGCAATAATGATCTAACCAGTGACAACTATAATCAACTAGTAAAAGAACACGCTAGTACATACTTCTTTGAATCCTGGGGACAGGGGCGCAAAATAGTAGATCATTTTCACAAAAAGATTCGCACCGATTTCCAACGACAATCAGAAGTAATAGAAATCAATCTTGTTAATCAACACAGCATTGACTTATACAAGGAAATGGTCAAGCAAAAGTTATGGTTGTGGAATGACCAAACTAAAATTGCAACCTCAACCTTGGACCATCCAGATTTTGCACATGATGCCACTAGCCAGCAACATAGACTACAGTTTAATAATCAATATTTGATCTCTGGGTATAACAGCTATGATGAGTTGTTTGATAACTATCTAGCCAATCAAGAATTTATCAAACCATTTATTCATGCCACTGCCGATACATCAAGCATACTCAGCATCGACTTTGCAGATTTGTACAAGTTTGAAACATTGGTGGCAGGTTTAGAACAGCTTGAACGACACTACAATCAACCCATAGACAAAGACACCTTGAAAAAAATGCATGTATTATGGAAAGATCTCAGTAGGATTTAATAGACAAATAGTGTATAATTCTACTAAATACTCTTGCTACACAATGGTAGCAAACATCAAAAACAAACCATCACAAAGGAAGGTTATCTAAATGAGCTATAACAAAACAAAATGCGACCCTGAACTGGGATTAAAAGTACATGAACACTTAGTCAAAATGGGTGTTGAGACACCAACGTGGGATACACGTGGTGCAAATCTTGATAGAAAAATAAAAATTGAAATCATTACAGAACAATTTCAAAAGATTATGACAACTTTAGGGTTAGATTTATCTGATGATAGTTTAATGGATACACCCAAACGTGTTGCCAAGATGTATGTGAATGAAATCTTTTGGGGGCTTGACTACGAAGCATTTCCAAAGTGTACCACAGTTGACAACAAGATGAAGTATGACGAAATGGTCATTGAACGAAATGTCAATGTACAGAGTAATTGCGAACATCACTTTGTTGTCATTGACGGTGTGGCCACAGTGGGTTATATTCCCAATCAACGTGTGCTGGGTCTAAGTAAAATCAATCGTGTTGTTGAGTACTTTAGCAAGCGTCCACAAATTCAGGAACGCTTAACAGAACAAGTGTATCATGCACTTCAGTATATTCTAGAAACTGATAATGTTGCAGTCGTCATTGATGCTCAACATTATTGCGTTAAATCTCGCGGTGTAGAAGATGTTGGGTCAAGCACAGTTACATCTAAACTAGGCGGTGTGTTTAAAACAGACCCAGCAGTGAGAAACGAATTTATGAATATTGTAAATAACTGTAAAAGATAATCTGGAGAAACAAAATGTCAAAATTAAGCAAACTTGCAAAAGTAAACGAGAATATTAGTCTCAATCGTTACGACAATGGTTTTATGATTGAGGTTGGCGGCCGCGACAAAAAAGAAGAATGGAAAAACGCTAAGATTATGTGTGCAACAGAAGAAGAATTGATTGCCGTAATCAAAGAGTGGATCTCCATGGATTTGGACAACTAAGGAGAATAACATGTTTGGAACAAATTATACAGGCGGTGAAGTTTTAAGTTACCGCAGTGCTAGCGAAATCAATTCAGCAATGGGTCGTGTTTATGGTCACATGAGTCTTGCTGTTGTTGTATCAATGTTTGTCAGTTACTTTGTAGGCACTAGTCCCGAGTTGTTGGCATTCTTTTTTACAGGTGTACTAAAGTGGATTGTTATTTTTGCACCCCTGGTGGCAATTTTTGGCATCAGTATGGTATTAGCCAATAACCCAAGTAAGAGTGTGGCACAGTTATGCCTACATGGATTTGCGGCATTAATGGGTTTGAGTTTTGCCACAATCTTTGCTGTGTTCACCATGGGTAGTATTGTGTCAGCATTTATGGGTGCGGCCATCTTGTTTGGTGTTATGAGTGCGTATGGATACTTTACTAAACAAAGCCTTGATAGTTTAGGCAAGTTTATGTTTGTGGGCTTGATTGCGATCATTATTGCCAGCATTGTGAATATCTTTATTGGATCAACTGTGATGCAGATGGTAATCTCGGCATTGGCTATTATTATCTTTTTAGGATTGACAGCGTATGACACACAAAAGATTCGTGAAGAACTTAGTGTAGAAGCTAGTGATGTTGCAGAAGTTCGTGGTGCACTAACATTGTATATGGACTTTATCAACTTGTTTATTAACCTGTTGCACTTGTTCGGTGATAGGAAATAATCATGCCTAACGTATATCTTATCAAACCTCTGGAAAAGAAAAGCATTGTCTACCATGTAGAAATGTTCCGTAGTAATCCAGATGATAGTATTAGTTGGTTCAACATTGACGAAACCTATCGTTGGGGTCAAGGCTTTGTGGAAGGTGATTTAGATTGCAACCTTCCCTGGCAAGGTGATCCTGTTGCCTATGCTAGAACCGATTGTGGTTGGGGCTGTGAATTCGATGACAGTGTTAGTATTGAATGGGAGTTCAGCGATGACATTAGCGAACTTGAACAACAAGAACTAAAAGAACTCTACTACGAAGGTGGTGCAGGTTGGTTATTCGATGGGGAACATGATTGGGCGGAAGAAGACACTGCTGTACATATCATTGCACCATATCAAGTTAGTCTATGTGATGAAAATGGCACAGTTATTGAAGAAAATGTTAAACTAAAATCTCGCCCAGATCCATCAAACTCGTGGCCGTTCCCTCCAAAAGATAGTGATCAGGGTGGGTAATTAATCAACAAGCGGCCTTTTTGGCATTCATCCCGCTATACAAATTCTGCAAGCCTATGCTATAATATACATAGGAGAAACAGCATGCAATCATCAACACAAGATCTAATCAACCATATGGAAGATAACTTTCCAAATACCAGACCAGTGGTATACAAATATACCAGTACCAAAGAGTATCACGACGCATTTCCGTGTGCCTATAGACAGTGGAGATCGGACAGTCATTGTAATTTAATTCATGGCTATTCGTTTAGTATGAAGTTTTACTTTGGCACCAACAACCTAGATGTCCGTAACTGGGCCGCAGATTATGGCGGTCTCAAAGAACTAAAGAAAACATTAGAAGATCAATTTGATCACACTCTTATTGTTGCACAAGATGATCCCGACATGGCGACATTTAAATTGTTACAAGAGCGGAACATGGCCAAGATTGTAGTGCTACCACGCCTGGGTTGCGAATCACTTGCCGATATGCTGTACAAGTATGTCAACGGTGTTTATATTCCAGAAATGTGGGGTCCAGGAGAGGCAGCTCGTTTGTGGTGCTATCGTGTAGAAGTGCGCGAGACTCAAGCTAACATGGCTTTCCGTGAAGGTCATCGTGAATGGAATGAGGATTTATTTGCGTGAATAACAAAATCAAGGAAACCATGGACATTCTGCAAGAAGAATGTGCCGAGGTAATACAAGCAGTAAGTAAGATTAGTCGATTCGGGTTAGATAACCTCAAACCCGGAAAGCCCAAAACCAATCGAGAACACCTGGAAGAAGAACTAGGTGACTTGTTAGCCATGATTGATATTTTGCACGAAATGGATGTAGTATCCTGGGAAAATTTAGAAGTTGCCAAAGATGCCAAAATTGAAAAATTGAAAAAATGGTCAAACATATACAATGAAACTTGTTAATCGTACAAAACGAGAATTTTCAATTGCAGTAATGTTGCCCACACGTGGGAGAACAGTTGCGTTGACCAGAAGCGTAATGAGCCTGGTGAATCGTGCCTATGATTTATCTAGCATTGAGTTTATTATTGGGTTTGACAAAGACGACACTGTTGGATTTGACCATTGGGAAAAGTCATTGCAGCCGTTACTAGATGAGCGAGATGTTGTTTATACTGTGATGAAATTTGATCGTTTGGGGTATCACAATCTTCATGTCTATTACAACACCATGTGCAAGCAGGTTGATGCAGACTGGACTGTGATATGGAACGATGATGCTGTCATGGAATCGCAGAACTGGGACAGAGAAATTGTCAAGCACACTGGTGAATTTAAACTATTGTCATTCCATGCACACAACGACCATCCATACAGCATATTTCCAATCACGCCCATTGAATGGTACAATGCATTGGGCTACCTGAGCGGGCACAGTTTGTCAGATGCATGGCTCAGTCAGATGGCATACATGATCAACATTTTTGAGCGTATACCAGTCTGGGTTACGCACGATCGCGGAGATCTAACCGGCAACAACATTGATAGTACCTTTAAGGAGCGCACACTGCTTGAAGGCAACCCAGACAGCCCTGGAGATTTCCACCATAAAGATATGTTAACTAATAGATACAATGCTACTATTAAATTATCTGACTGGTTAGGCGCACAAGGTCATGATCAGACCTGGGTCAAGGAAGTGTTTGAAGGATCAAGAGATCCGTGGATACAACTAAAAGCCAACGACCCCAATGGACAAATGAAGGTTTGGCAACCAGGAACATTCAAAGAGTTAAATTATAAAAAAAATGAATAAACAAATTGTTAGCTTTGTACAGCCTAATTTTAAACAAGGTCCCAAGGAATACAATGCATATTACCTACCATATAGTGCTGGGGTATTATGGAGTTATGCCAGGACTTTTCCAGTTATCAACAACAACTACGATCTAGGGGAATTTATATTCCGCAGAGAAAACATTGATGTTGTAATTAAAAAACTGGCCAGCAGTGACGTTGTTGCATTTAGCACCTATGTGTGGAATCATCAATACAACTACCTGCTGGCTGAACAACTTAAATTAGCCTATCCCAACAAGTTAATTATTTTCGGCGGGCCTGAACCTGCCATTGAAGATCCCGAGTTTTTTAAAAAATATCCATTCATTGATATAGTTGCCAAACTTGAAGGTGAGATTACATTTAAACAAATGCTTGAAAAGCACGTAGATGGTAGCTTTGCTGACATATCTGGACTGATATACAACAATCAAGGTCAGCTTGTGGATACCGGGCCAGCCAAACGTATTGACAATTTAGAAGATGTTCCAAGTCCTTATCTAACCGGTATCTTTGATCAATTGATTGCTGACAATCCCGATGTCACTTGGAACGCTACACTAGAAACAAACAGAGGATGTCCGTATGCTTGTACGTTCTGCGACTGGGGTAGCTTGACTTATAACAAAGTCAAGAAATTTAATCTTGACCGAGTGTATGACGAGCTTGACTGGTTTGCTAAACTTGGGTGTAGTTTTATTAGTTTTACCGATGCCAACTTTGGTATGTTTGTTGAACGTGATGATCTCATTGCTGACAAATTAATTGAGGTACAGCAAAAATACGGATATCCAAAAATCATCAGCATTGCTTGGGCAAAGAATCAAAAGCAAGAAGTAGTCAGCATTGTTAAAAAGTTAATGCCGTATTTTAATCATGGACTAACACTGAGTGTACAGAGTCTTGATGATGGTGTGTTAGAAAACATTCGTAGAAAAAACATGGAGGTTAGCAAGTTAGAAGAAATTTTTAAATTATGCGAACAAAATTCAATCCCTATGTACACCGAACTTATTCTTGGCTTGCCCGGAGAAACAATTGCTAGCTGGAAAGAAAATTTCTGGAGGTTATTCAGAAGTGGCAACCATACCGGGATCACAGTGTATCAAGCACAGCTATTAGAAAATGCTGAGATGAATACATTGCAACGAAGCTTATACAAAATAAAATCACAGAAAGTGTATGATTATTTTTCAGGCTCATACAGCAGTGAGGAAGTGGAAGAAAGCATTGATGTTGTTACCAGCACACGTGACTTGCCACTGGATGTCATGCTTGATGCTGAAATTTTTAGTTGGTTTATTAATACCTTCCACATCAACGGCCTAAGTACCTTTTACAGCAGGTTTGCCAATCGTTATTTGGGAGTAGAGTACAAAGATTTCTATAATGAACTATTTGATTTCCTACAATCAGACAGTTGGTTTGTAAATGAGCAACGAGCAATACGTAGAAACTTTGAAGAATGGTTTGAAAAAGGTAAAATCAATCATCCAATGTTGGGTGGAATTGAAATACATGGATGGAACCTGTTGCATAGAACTATTTTGAACATACAGATTGACAGCAAACACGATCACGTGTATAATTTGTTGAATAAGTTCATGGAAAAGTATAATATTAATCCAGGAGTCATGCAAGCACTAAATGAGTTTCAGCGCAATTTTGTTATTGTTTACGACTCGGTATCAACATACCCTAAGACATTGACACTAGATTATAACATCTACGATTACATTACTGGCACCAGTGAACTCAAAGAGGAACAAACTGATTATTACATGGACTTTCCTGAAGACAAAGATATTAGCTTTGGTAGGTTCTTAGAATATTATTATTTTGCAAGACGCAGAGATTTTGGTAAAGCAAAAATTAAGGTAAACAAAAATGAAACTTAAAGTAAGTGAGCTATTCTATTCCGCACAAGGCGAAGGACGTTTTGTTGGTGTACCCAGTGTGTTTTTACGCACATTTGGGTGTAATTTTACCTGTGCTGGCTTTGGGTGTGCGCCAGGCGCAAAAAGTACAGAAGCCGACGAAGTTGCTAAAAATGTGCACTTGTACCCAGACTTCATGAGCTTGCCACTTGTTAACACTGGTTGTGACAGTTATGCTAGTTGGCACCCAGACTTCAAACATCTAAGCCCCACAGTGGAAACTAAACAGTTAGTAACGGATATGCTAAATCTAACGCCCAATCATAAGTGGGTGCAGGACAACGGCAACGATGTACATCTTGTTATCACAGGTGGAGAACCATTGTTGGGTTGGCAACGTGCCTATGAAGAATTGATTAGCAATACTTACATGACAGACTTGCGTAACATTACATTTGAAACCAACGGGACTCAAAAATTACAGCCAGGTTTTAGAAATTTCTTACAAGCATGGCAACAACCAGCACTTGGCAGCAAACAAGATCGGTTTGTAACTTTTAGTGTCAGCGCCAAACTTAGTGCTAGTGGAGAGAAGTGGGAGGAAGCTATCTGTCCCGAGATTGTTGCCAGCTATCAAGAACTTGGCACGGTTTATCTCAAGTTTGTTGTTGAAACTGAAGAACACTTTGCAGAAGTTGAACGTGCTGTAAAAGAGTTTAGAGCAGGCGGCTTTACTGGGGTTGTATACGTTATGCCACAGGGCGGGGTTGTAACTCCGTATGCTGCCAACCGTGTAAAGGTTGCAGACTGGGCATGTAGCAAAGGATACTACTACAGTCCGCGACTACACGTTGACCTCTGGGGCAATGGATGGGGCAAATGATGGGACTATTAGATATCTTTAAAAAGAAACAGCCAGAAATCAAGTCAGTGGCGGAACCTAAAGAAAAGAAAGCCGCCAAGACAGCCAAGGAAATTGCCACAGAAAAAGGCGAGCCCTATGTGGCAATTCTTAGTATGGATGTGGATCCTGAAAACATGCACCAAGGTGCATTTGAGTTGGACTGGAATGATAAGTTTGTTGCCAATTTGATACGTGCTGGTTACCAAGGCAAACCCACAGACTCTGATGCAGAGATTATCGATCGTTGGTTCCTGAATGTTTGCAGACATGTGGTCATGGAAACATGGGAACAAGAGCAAGCAATGAATCCCGGACGTGGTTCTCAAATTCGCGACATAGGTAATGGGCGCAAAGAAGTATCATGATTTATGATGGGTTAATTGTTAATGGAGATAGCTATTCAGCAAAGTATTCAGAGACGTTGACCTACGCAAATTTCTTAGGCAATTCTTTAAATATACCAGTAGAAAACATTGCAAGGGTTGGTAGCAACAATGACCGCATTGTTAGAAGCACCATAGACTTTTTAAATTCTTGCAAATTCTCAAACCCATTAGTTATAATAGGATGGTCATTTATACGTCGCAAAGAAGTATGGTACTATGGATCCAATAGAAAAATTTTAAATAATTGTTTTGATAGAAACAGTGAACCACAGTTAAAGTTTACCACACTTGATTTTTTAATAGAAGAAAACGAAATTTCAGATTTTGAAAAAAGTCAACTGCTAGATTCAAATCAAGTGCACAAGCAGTTGCATGACTTTTATCAAAATTTATTCTTGCTCAGTAACTACTTAGAACACAAAAAAATTAACTATTTTTGGTATTCGGCTGCTGACAACACTGATTGTTTTATAGAGTCATTTCCGGCCCTGGATAAATTACACTCAGTGCAATGGGTCAAACAACATCAGAAAATTTACCAATTACACAATTTTTGTACAAAATACTGGGCGTTAATCAATGACAGCGAGCACCGAACTGGCACCGGTCATTTGTCAGAATCGGGGCACAAAAAATTTGCCGATTTTATTGTTAAACATTTATGATATTCAATCACATTAAACAACTCAAAGTTGATGGTAAAAAAATTGGCATTACCTTTTCAACGTTTGATATGCTACATGCAGGTCATATTGCCATGCTGAGTGAAGCAAAGAATCATTGCGATTATTTGATCTGCGGACTTCAAACTGATCCCACAATTGATAGACCAGACACTAAAAATCACCCAGTTCAAAGTATCGTAGAACGACAAATACAACTTGCGGCATGTCGCTATGTTGATGAAGTTGTTGTTTATCAGACTGAGCAAGACTTGATTGACTTACTTCTAATCCTTCCATTAGATGTGCGTATTTTAGGTACAGAATATGAGGACAAAGAGTTCACAGGTAAATGGGAAGGTATTGACCGCGGCATACACCATGTATTCAACAGTCGTGATCACAGTTTTTCTAGTTCAAGCCTACGCAAGCGTGTTGTGGCCGCGGAAACATTTAAGGCACTCAAACAAGAATGACCAAACTGCTGAGTCTAGTACAGCCAAACTTTAGACAAGGCCCCACCGAACTCAACATTTATTTTTTACCGTATAGTGTTGGTTGTTTATGGGCCTATGCAGAACCACACACAGATTTCCAACTTGATCAATTAGTTTGGCGCAGAGAAAACATTGAAGAACTTGCGCAACAACTATCCACTAACAATGTAGTTGGGTTTAGCACCTATGTATGGAATCGCAATTACAATTACAAACTAGCACAACGCATCAAAGAATTAAACAATCAAGTATTAATTGTTTTTGGTGGTCCGGAACCTGCGGTGTTGAACCCAGATATATTTAAACTCCACCCATACATTGACGTATGCATTAAGTCAGAAGGTGAGATTGCATTTCTTAAGTTGTTACAAGATCAAGCACTGGAGACAATCCCCGGATTAGTGATTAATCGCGGCGGCGCACCGGTTGACACTGGTGATGCAAATCGTATCATGGATCTTAGTGTGTTGCCTAGTCCATATCAAGTGGGCGTGTTTGATCAAATTATTAAAAACAATCCCAATGTTACTTGGAATGTAACATTAGAAACAAATCGTGGATGTCCTTATGCATGTACCTTCTGTGATTGGGGTAGTTTAACCTACAATAAAGTTCGACAGTTTCCACTCAGTAGAGTACTGGCAGATATCGAATGGCTGGCACAAAATGGTAATGGCCTATTAATTGCCGATGCCAACTTTGGTATGTTTCTAGAACGTGACAGCGTTATTGTTGATAAAATTATAGAACAACAACAGTTGCACGGCAGTCCGGACCACATGGTTACAAACTGGGCAAAGAATCAACGTGCCGATGTATTTGAGTTAGTCAAACGCATCACTGAAGAGACTTCATGTCTCAACAATGGGTTGACTGTTAGTGTGCAAACTATGACTCCTGGTGTTTTAGACATTATTAAACGCACCAATTTAAATCAACACAAGATTGCAGAAATATTTCAACTAGCTTTGAAAAATCGTGTGCCAGTTTATACTGAATTGATACTTGGATTGCCGGGAGAAACACTTTCTAGTTGGAAGCACAGTATGTTTGAAATAATGCGGGCCGGCAATCATCATGGCATAGAAGTCATACAATGCCAACTGTTGGAAAATGCTGAAATGAATCTGAGTCAACGCAGTATTTTCAAAATGCAGACCAAGGATGTAATTGACTACATGAGTCAAAGCACTGCTGAAGATGAAGGTCCAGTTGAAACCATTGCTGTGATCACCGAAACATCAACCATGTCGTGGAATGACATGCTTGAAGCACAGACTTGGAGTAGTTTTATGCATACCTTTCACATGTATGGTTTCAGTACTCAAATTGCCAAATTCTTATACAAGCACCATGGCATAGACTACAAAGAATTTTATCAAGAGTTGTATCAAGCAGTTGGTGAAGATCCCTACATAGGTAAACTGTTAGAAAAAATCAAATCACACTATGCCGCTTGGATGACCAATGGGTTTTTGCCTCACCCAGTAACTGAAAAAATTTCACAGACTGGTATTAACCTGCTGACCAGTCTGACGCTATTAGTACATTTAGAACAGCAAGTGGACTATGTGTTTGATTTTGTGTGTAAATATGTCACCAACACATACAAAATTGATAGTGGCATACAACAACAGTTGTTTGACTACCAACGCAACTTAATTGTTACCTACGATCAAATAAGCAACTATCCAACAAAAACATCATACACGCTTAACCTGTTTGGGTATTTAGATCAGGACACTGCACTGGAACAGGCATGCGTGGTAAGTTTTGATTTTCCCGAGGACAAGAAAATGAGTGCTACTCGTTTTTATGAAAACATATATTACGGACGTAAGCGAGCATTTGGCAAATCTTCAATTAAAATAACACAACATGAAATTATACGTTAATGGTGATAGCCACACTGCCGCTGCCGAGGCGGTGAATTCATTTGCATTTGCCGAAGACGATTTTAAATTTATACACCTTGAACGTAAGCCACATCCCAACAATTTAGAAGTAAGTTGGGGACAACAGCTTGCAGACTTACTAGGAGCATCATTTACCTGTGATGCAGAAAGCGCCAGTAGTAATCAACGAATACTTAGAACCACACAAGATTGGATATCTAAACAATCAAGATCTACATTGGATAACACTCTAATGGTAATACAATGGAGCACCTGGGAGCGAGAAGAGTGGCAGGACCGTGACGGCACTTGGTATCAAGTCAATGCCAGTGGCGTTGATGATGTTCCTGCTGATATGCAAACAAGGTATAAACAATTTGTTGTTGATGTTGATTGGAATGAATGTACCATGCGCTGGCACAATATAATTTGGGGGTTCCATCAAGAGCTTGCTAACCAAAATATCAAGCATGTGTTTTTTAACGGCAACAATGATTTTTCTAACATCAAACACAGATTTGACTGGGGAGTTAACTATTTGGCTCCGTACAACTCCAACCAAACTTACAATAATTTGCTCAAGAGCAACAAATACGCAACTATTGGCCCAGAAAGCTGGCATTTTGGTGAGGATGCCCATTGCTTTTGGGCTAAACATATGTTACAATACATTGTTGATAACAAACTAATTTAAATGCACTATGCGCTACTTACTAATTGATACAGCAAACATGTTCTTTCGAGCTCGCCATGCTGCCTTTCGAGCTGCCGAACCAGAAGAAAAACTAGGCTATGCATTGCACATTACACTCAACGCAGTAAACAAAGTCTTTAAAAAGTTCAATGCTGATCATGTCATCTTTGCACTCGAAGGTCGAAGTTGGCGTAAAGATTTTTACGAGCCTTACAAGAAGAATCGTGCTGTGGCTCGTGCCGCATTAACTGAGTCTGAAGCTGAAGAAGAAAAACTTTTTTGGGAGACCTTCGACAAGTTTACATTGTATCTCAGAGAACAGACTAATTGCAGTGTCATACGTCACGAAGAAGCTGAAGCAGATGATATCATTGCACGTTGGATCGCACTGCATCCACAGGATGAACATTTTGTGATCAGCAGTGACACAGATTTTGTACAATTACTATCCGAAAATGTGCAACAGTTCAATGGTATCACTGACGAGCTTATCACTATCAATGGCATATATGATCACAAAGACAAGCTGGTGATTGATAAGAAAACAAAAGCACCTAAGACAGTACCGGACCCAACTTGGTTGCTATTTGAAAAATGTATGCGTGGTGATCCCAGCGACAATGTCTTTTCAGCGTACCCTGGTGTGCGCACCAAAGGCACTAAGAATAAAGTGGGCCTACAAGAAGCCTACGAGGATCGCAAATCCAAAGGCTACTCCTGGAACAATCTCATGTTGCAACGTTGGACCGACCACAATGGTGAAGAGCACCGAGTGCTTGATGACTACAATCGTAATGTAACATTGGTGGACTTGACTGCACAACCTGCAGAGATTAAACAAAAAGTTGATACTGCAATTCAAGAACAACTCAGTCACAAAGACATCGGTCAGGTGGGAGTTCGCTTCATGAAGTTCTGTGGCAAGTATCAACTAATTAAAATCAGTGAAAATGCTGAACAATTTGGCCGATGGCTAAATCAAACATACCAAGGAGAGTTAAACAAATGATTAAAGCAAAACCCATAATTGCAGATCAATACTGGATCCTAAGGGACGAGTCTAAAAAAATTGGTAATATTCAAGCCATGCCCAAAGGATACTCAGTGCGCATCAACGGGCGTGAATCAACGTTTGATGATTTAAAACTTGTTAAAAAACTAGCTGGAATTAGTTTTGATCCAGTGACCACTAGTAAACAAACAGACAATTTAATTTACGGACACAACCCCAGGGGTCGAGCCTACAATGTCATGTTTGATGTGCAACGGCACTTGCCGCTGTACACAAAAACTCGTAAAAGCAAAAGCTGGTATGCCGCAGGTTGGTATCGTGTGTGCCAGCACGGCGTATGGATTGCAATGGAAAATCCCAAACTTATTACATTACAACGATACGAATATCAAGGTCCATTTAATACAGAACCAACAAAATAATGCACATAGAAAAATTTATTGAACGGCTTCAAGGATTCGATGCACGTGGTGCCAAAGATTTTATTATGCCGTTGCGCGATGCAAAAGGTCTACATGTAGAATTAACTAGACTATTGTTAAATCTAGAACGGTTACAAACTCAACAAGAACCCATGGATACTAGTGGTATTACTAATATTGAAGTTAATGGGCAACCATTCTAACTCTGCTAAATAATAGCAGGAGTTAATGATGAGCAGACCTAAACCTCAAGTGTTAGCAGAAATAACTAACAAAGCGACTTATAAGACCGAGCAGGTTCTTTCGTCACTGGGAATCTGGGCAGTATTCTATGATGCAAAACCCATTAATTTAAAAACCAGTAATCTGTTAACTCAGTACCCAGGTCCCAAATATAAAAAAGTTAGTTTCAGCAATCCTGGACACGCAAAGAATCTAGCCAAAAAGTTAAATGCTCAATTTAAAACAGACAAGTTTTCAGTGGTGTTGTTAATATCTGGCGAAACTGTGTTCCCCGGTGATCAAGCGTGATTTAACTACCCGGTTGGTAAACATACTGCCAACAGACAATCAAATAACCATAGATCAAGCATTATCTCAATGGTGGGTTAGTAAACATAATAGTCGTGGTTATAGATTGACTGAAAAAGGCTGTGATGTATTTGTTGATATATTAGATCTTGAATATTATCGATTCTCAATCAACTCATTTTCAATAACCCCAAAACTATTATTGGCATTAAGTAGCAAAATCAATTGTCCGTATTATCTAGAAAAATCAAAAAATAAATGGGAAAATATCTGGCTATTTGGAAGTAAGGATGCCATGATGATTACATTATGGGGCGACCTTGAAAGATTTTTAACCACCAGCGGTTGACCATTAAATTGTTTTATACTATAATATTAACATGAATAAAGATTTAAATTTCTATTTAAAATGGGCCGGTACTGTAGTATTGATTATCGGAACTGCTGTTAATAGTTTGGGATATTATCCAGAAGGTCCATTAATATTGGGTATTGGTGGATTAATTTGGTTAATAGTCAGTATTAGATGGCAGGAACCAGCGTTAGTAACCACTAACTTCATCATGACTTTTACCGGTTTTGCAGGGCTAGCTTACCGATATTTCAGTTAATGTTGTAAAAATACAACACTTTATTTGAAGAAATCTGGCATTTTTTGGTTGGCCAGAAATTCCCATTTTGCTATAATACTAGTATGGAAATTAAAAAAGCAACCCGAAAAAAACGTGCAGATCGCACTCACATCATTTACCGTATTGAGAGCGGCACAGACTTCTACATTGGCGTCACTGCCAAGACAGAAAGCACTGTTTTGAAGAGTGTTAAAACACGTGTCAACAAGCACATCTATCGCTCACGTAGCGAAGACAAAAGCTGGGCTTTGTACGAAGCAATTCGTGAGCGTGGCACTGATGCTTTCCAGTTCCGTATTGTTGCAGTGGTGCGTGGTAAAACAGAAGCACACACCGCAGAACGTGCCTTAATTCGTGAACTCCGTCCCAACCTAAATACTGATGTACGCGGTGTTGTTTAAAAACAACACTGATTTTGGTTGACCAAAAAACCCCAATTTGCTATAATAGAAGTATAGTAAGAAACAAAGGAACTTTATATGTCATACGTAATCGTTGCAAAAGGTACAGGACTTATTGTCACAGACGGTCCCAACAAGACTCGGGCTTACAAGACTTTTGGTGCCGCTAAGGCTACTAGAACTCGGTTGTGCAACAAAGCAGGTTGGAACGAAAGCCAACTCAACATTGTTGCTCGTGACACTTATCGTGCTCCAAAAATTGTTGTAAAGAATTTGATGAGCGGTAAGCCTGTTACAATTGATGCAGACACTCCGTGGTGTTGCAACCCTGCCAGCGAAACTTATTGGAGCATGTAATATGAAAAATGCACGTACCTTTACATTTGATGTCATAGTTAGAGAAACTGCTGATGGTCGTGTCACTATGTCCTCTAAAGGTGGACCGTGGTTACGATTGGCTAGAAAAATGACCAAGAATGGTCAGGCCACGTTGACCTGCAACGGAAGCCAGTTTGCCGGATATGGCGGGTCTTATGACGTTGGTTATCACAGTTTGAACTATACAGTAACGGAGATTGTGTAATGAAAGTTGTGTATAACGGTTTACTAGGTGGCTGGTACATTGTGCGTGGAGCACATCAAACACCCATCGGTGGCAGATTTGACAGCAAGGAATTGGCACTAGCCCACTTACGTCGACGCAATCCGTTTCATACAGGAATCTAAAATGCATTCAAACATAGAAAAACTTATTAATGACTTTGCAGAAATTCTGGACCGAGATCCCTTGGACCAGATGGAAGACACTCAGAGTATTCTGCGTAAATTTACACAAGCCGTAGCAGTAGAACTAGGTGAGATTGTGGTAGCAAGCCCTTATAACGAAGGCGTTCGCATGTATTTTGACGAGAAGATTGCTCGTTATGAGATTAAACAAAGTGTGGGATTATAAAATGATTGCAGAAAAACCAACTTACGATCAACGACATGGTGGACCATATGATCGAGGTGCCGCAGACAGCTATTACGGTCGAGAGTATTGGCCGCATTACTTTGTGGGTGACACTCACAGAACACAACGTGTTGATATGGCACAAATGACTGCCGAAGAAATCATAGCATACACCGCAGGCTATCGTGACAACGAAGCCGATGGCAACAAAAAGGAGTGGTAAAATGAGTAAGATGAGCGACCTTTCATTACAAGTCAGCGAAATGCTGGAAGCTGGTTACTTGCCAGTGACTGTGGCAAAGATGTTGGAAATCCCTATTAATTGGGTGTATGAAACAGCCGATGTTGAAGAAGAACTCAGTCCGTTTGAAACTGTAAATTCCTGACGCTATGAAAAAAGTCAACAAACTAAACGATAACGGCAAGGTGGCAGTGCTGTATTCACCCGGCTTTGGTGCTGGTTGGAGTACTTGGAATCAAGAAGTGCCGGAGATCTTGTTTGATCCAGCCATTGTGGTGTTTGTTGAAAAAGACCAATGGGCAGAGTTGGAGACTTATGTTACACTCAAGTATCCCGGACTTTACAAAGGCGGTATGAAGGACTTGGCCGTTGCCTGGGTTCCTGAAGGAATGTTGTTTAAAGTAAACGAGTACGATGGTAGTGAGTCAATTGAACTCAAAGATTCCGACTCTTGGATACTAGCCTAGTCAAAATACATTGACAAATAACTACGTACAGTGTATAATTACTACGAAGGGCTGTTAGCTCATGTTGGTTAGAGCAGTGGACTCATAATCCATTGGTGCTGTGTTCGACTCACAGACAGCCCACCAAATTTACAAAGAGGTTTTATGAATAAATCCTGGACATTGACCGTAGAAGAAGATCCCGAAACTGGCGATGGTATGTTAACTTTTCCGCCTGACCTTTTAGAAGAAACAGGCTGGGCCGAAGGCGATACACTACAATGGATGGATCTCAATGATGGTAGTTGGCAATTAATTAAACAATTAACTGATGGTGATAACATGACAAATCCGTTTCGTGATCAAGAGAAATTTATGCGGGCTTGCGACCAAACAGTGGCTGGTCCGCCTGGCTCACAATTTGATATGTATTGTGCACTGATTGAAGAAGAGCACAATGAATTAAAACAAGCACTATCCAACAATGATGACGTCGAAGTGTTGGATGCACTCATTGACATTTTAGTTGTCACCATTGGTGCTATTCATAGCGCAGGATTTGATGCAGAAGGCGCTTGGAAAGAAGTTATGAAGACCAATTTTGCTAAGATTGACAAGGACACCGGAAAGGTGCGTAAACGGGAGGACGGTAAGGTACTTAAACCTGTGGGGTGGACTGCCCCAGACTTGAAACCATTTGTTAAATAAAGGAACAATTATGATTACGATAAAAGAATGGATGGAATTGGTAGACTACAAAATCACCGAGGGCGGTGTGTATGGTTGGTCGTGCTATGGCCCAAACGCTTATACACTAGATTCATGGAATGGTGTTCACGGCGAAGGCGGCCATAGTTTTAGCATTGTGTTCAGCACCAAGACACAAAAGGTCTATGAAGTCAACATGTGCGACTACACCAACAATCGTGCGTACAGAATGATTGCTGAAAACAAACAAGAAAAGCATCGCAATGAAGCGCAAGCCAAAGGCGAGCTGGCCAATCAAGCATGGGATGAAGTAGATTACATTGATCTAGAAGTTGATGACGACTTTATCCAAAAAGCTCTAGCTATTCGGGCAGGGGAAGATTACGATACTCGTGTGAGTGTCCCTATAGATTTTTCAGACGAAGAACTGTTAAAGTATATGAAGTTGGCACACGAACGTGATATGACTTTTAATCAACTCATCGAACAAGCACTGCGCGAAGCAATCGACAAACATAAAATTGAATCTACTTATGAACAGCGAGACCGACAAATTTAAACATTCAAAGCGTCTTCTCAAAGACGAAAACGCAGTAAAAAAGCAGGTTAAGATTGCTAAAGAATACGGAGTTCCAGTAACAGAGCCCCACAAGTTTGCCAAACATCATGCATTGAACTGCGGCAATCCGAAATGTGTAATGTGCGGTAATCCTCGTAAAACTTTTAAAGAGTTAACACAGCAAGAAAAGCGTCTATTCCAAGATGTAGAAAACACCACAAACCGACACAGTAATGGATTGAAAAATGACAAAGAAGAATAAAAAGAAAACACCCGAAGTCGTTTTTGCACCTGGATGTTTTGATGACTTTGATGGTACCCAGGAAGAACTTGATGAGTTGATGTTGGAGATAGTTCGCTTGGTTGAAACTGGTGAGATCAATGAACAAAGCCAACCTGTGGACCTTGACGAGTTAGTCAACGAAGACCCAGAGATGGCAGAAAAACTGTTGCAAAGCATTACCGAAGATAGAAAACTACAATGACTAGCCGAAGCCCTAAGCGAGGAACATTTCAAATCGAAGGTTTGACACGACGTGCTGAAGATGGCACCACCACCGTTGAACACGCTGAAGAAATGATCAGCTTTTACAAGTCCTGGGAACAACAAACTCTCGAGCTTGAAGAAACTCAAGAATGGAAGATCAATAATCTTGAGTATGATCTTCGTAGCACTGATTGGATTTTAAAAAAAGCACAGGCAGATGAAGTGTATGCGCAGAACTTGTATGCGGCCATGTGTAACAACGACTTTCAAAAGTTGGATACCTGGCCTATACTCAAAGGTGAAACCTGGAGTTGTAGTTGGCGGCATGCCGGCGGCATTATTGCAGACATGCTGGAAAAAGGCGACTATATTGATTGGTACTGCTCGGGCATACGTGGTGAAATGTTAACTGAACTTGAGTTTGCCGAATTAACACCCGAGGAACAAGTACGTTACAAAGAAACCGAAGCGTTTGTAGCCGAGTCTATGGTCACCGACGAGATTCGAGAAGACTTACGACGTCTTGGTTGGACCGTAGTTGACAGCAATGATTGATAACATTTTTAAACCCACCTTTGATTGGATACAAGATGACTTTAAATCTAACCGAGTTCGCTTTGCTGTTGAGCTTCTTGCATGGGCTATTAGTGTGGGTTGCAGTATTGTTATGGCATTCACAGTCCCCAATCCCCCGCTTCTTGCTCTTTATCCTGTTTGGATCCTTGGCTGCGGTTTGTATGCTTGGGCTAGTTGGACTAGGAAATCTTTTGGCATGCTGGCTAACTATATATTGTTAACCACCATAGATTCAATTGGACTAATTAGAATGCTAACATAAGGAAAATAATGAACGTAGCAGTAATAGGAGCAGGCATTGCAGGGTTGACGTCTGCTTATTTTTTGGCCCGTGAAGGATGTACTGTAACAGTATTTGACGAAGAAGCGTACCCAGCCATGAAGACCAGCTATGCCAATGGCGGGCAAGTCAGTGTCAGCAACAGCGAAACTTGGAACACCTGGAGCAATGTCATCAAAGGCGCAATGTGGATGTTTAAAAAGGATGCGCCGTTGCTTATTCGCCCCAGCTTGGATTGGGACAAGGCCAAGTGGCTGGCAAGATTCTTGTACCACACAGCCAGCAATGTAAAAGATCGTAATACCGCAGAGACTATTGGGTTAGGTATTGAATCCCGACAATTATATGCAGAAATCATCCAACGAGAGCGTCTTGAATTTGATCAAAGTCCTTCGGGCATTTTGCATTTTTACAAAGATCAAAAATACTTTGAGCATGCAAAGAGTATGCAGTCAATGTATGAAAGCAATGGCTGTGAGTGGAAAATATTAACACCCACACAAATTAAAAAAATTGAACCCAACATGCGGTATGTCAATGATATTGTGGGTGGTACTTGGACCGAGGCTGATTGGACCGGGGACATACACAAGTTCTGTGTAGCACTCAGCAATGTACTATCAAGAAAATACCATGTTGCATTTATCTATAACACGCAGATCACGGATGTCAACGAGTTGGATTCCTTTGACCGAATTGTTGTTGCCAATGGTGTAGGCAGTGTTGCGTTAAGCAATAAGCTCGGTGACTACAATCCCATCTACCCAGTCAAAGGATATAGTATCACTGTAAACTTAGACAATGCCGGTGTTAAATTTGCACCCAACAGAAGTCTACTAGATGATCGGGCCAAAATTGTCACCGCAAGATTAGGCGATAGATTCCGTGTTGCAGGCACTGCCGAACTGGCCGGAGTTAACTATGACATACGCCGAGATCGTATTGAACCTTTGTTGAATTGGGTGCACACCAACTTTCCCAAGGTAAGTACACGTGACTATAGTCAATGGGCCTGTTTACGTCCAATGACACCAAATATGATGCCCATTATAGGGCAAAGTAAAAATAATAAAAATGTATTTTACCATGTGGGACATGGTCATCTGGGTTGGACATTGAGTCCAGCCACAGCAAACAATCTAACAAAATTAATTAAAGGACAACAATGACAACACAAGTAGATTTTATACAACACGGAAACACCATGAAGGTACACGAAACATACACAGATTACAAAGTGCATGACATTGCATTGGCCGATTGGGGTCGCAAAGAGATTGCCATTGCCGAACATGAAATGCCAGGCTTGATGGCACTCCGTCGTGAGTATGCCGGCAAAAAGCCACTTGCTGGCGCACGTATCGTGGGCAGTTTGCACATGACTATCCAAACAGCGGTGTTGATCGAAACACTAGTTGAACTTGGTGCCAGTGTGCGTTGGAGCTCATGCAATATTTTCTCAACACAAGATCAGGCCGCGGCTGCCCTAGCAGTAACGGGTATTCCGGTGTTTGCTTGGAAGGGCGAAACCGAAGAGGAGTACTGGTGGTGTATTGAGCAGACTGTGCGTGGACCTGATGGGTGGACACCTAACATGATACTAGATGACGGACATGATTTGACCGGTTATATCCATGATAAACATCCAGAACTCATTGCCAACATCAAAGGTGTCACTGAAGAAACCACAACTGGCATTCACAAGTTAATTGAGCGTATCAAAGCCGGTACGTTGATGATACCTGCCATCAACGTCAATGACAGCGTGACTAAATCAAAGTTTGATAACTTGTATGGTTGCCGTGAAAGTCTAGTAGATGCCATCAAACGTGCCACTGATGTTATGATTGCCGGCAAGGTTGCTGTGGTGTGTGGCTACGGTGATGTAGGCAAGGGTAGTGCACAAGCACTGCGAGCTCTAAGCGCACAAGTTTGGGTTACAGAAACTGATCCTATTTGTGCATTACAAGCGGCCATGGAAGGTTACAAGGTTGTAACCATGGAATACGCAAAAGGACTAGCAGATATCTTTGTCACTGCCACAGGTAATATCAATGTTATCACTCGCGAACACATGCTGTGCATGAAAGAAAATGCCATTGTTTGTAACATTGGTCACTTTGACAGCGAAATTGACATTGCTGGTATTCAAGATGCGCACTGGGATGAAATCAAACCCTTGGTTGATCATGTGACATTAGTAAATGGTCGCAAGATTATTGTGTTGGCCAAAGGACGTTTGGTTAATCTAGGCTGTGGCACCGGGCATCCCAGCTATGTTATGAGCAACAGCTTTACCAACCAGGTATTGGCACAAATAGAACTTTGGTCCAACCCAGATAATTACCATCGTGGTGAAATATATTTGTTGCCCAAGCATTTGGATGAGAAAGTTGCTCGCCTGCATCTTGAACAGATTGGTGCGCAGTTAACTGAGCTCACGCCTGTGCAAGCTGATTATATTGGTGTGCCAGTTGCTGGCCCATTTAAGCCTGACACTTATCGATACTAATAGCATGTACGAGCCCGAATGCTTGACTAAAAATAATTTGGTGTACGTTGTTAATTATAAATGTGCATCAACTTTTTTTTACAACAACTTTTCAAATAATTTTGGTTGGAAACCAATACTTTGGAAAGATGTTGACTTTCAAAAGCATCATGTATTTGGGCACTTGCTTGACCCAATATTAAAGCAAGCCAAAGGCAAAGCAGAATTCCTTCACATGCATAATATGTGTGATTGGTTCTACGATGATCCAAACATACAAGTATTAACAGTGTATTCAATGTTCCCAGACCCACATTCTTTTTCTTATTATATGTTGTTTAAAGAGAAGATGTGGGACATCAATTGGATCCCGTTGTCAAGAACCCATAGTGAAAACTTGCAAGTTACTAATTCTTTTCTCAAATATCATGGTGAAGATTATCTAAATTGGGACATGAGTTTGGTTCACGAAGGATCTAAAAAGAAAAGCGATTGTGCCACTGCAATTGCCAAGTTATTAACCGACGACAAGGCAAGAGCTCAACTCAACGATGAAGTAACCTGGAATAGATTATATTATCTATTTAAAGATCCACTATGGCCTGAATGTCGTTGGACCAAGGATTTTAATAATCTGCCAATCTCTATTAGGAAAGAGTTATCATTGAATACTTGGGTCACAGATCAATTTGAAATTTCGGCTGATCTAACTACGTTATCTTTGATAAACAATAAAACAATTAACCCATTGGTTAGAAAGTTTTTGCCTGATTACCTGGGCAAAGACATTGAATTATATAACAAGGTAGTTGACAGCATTCACAAATAAATATATAATGTAAGTTATTGCTGTATGAAGCAAAGAGAAAAGTGTTCTGGACGGGGGTGCGAATCCCCCCAGGTCCACCAAAAAGATTTTTATCCTAGACCCAAAGAACCAACAACTTGTTGTGGTAGAGGCTGTGAAGGATGTGTCTGGATTAGCTATTTTGAAGCACTAGACAGATGGAAGAATCTTTTTGAGGGGCCTGACCTAGATTCGACAGGGCAACAAGTAAATTAGTGGACAGCTCGGGAAAGCAGAACCCGTAGGATTGGGGTAACCTGGTCGTAGAAGCAAAAAAAGTAAACGCAAACGACTCACAGTTCGCATTAGCAGCCTGATAAAGGCCGCTTAGGGTAAGACATACCTCGTAACAGAAACTCAGAACCCGCTTCGGCGGGTTTCTCATTATATTTGATAAATATTTTAAAGGATTAAAATATGAGTACTGAATTATTCCGCAAGTATATTGATATTGTCAATGAAAATGCACAAATTAACGAACTAAGCCCGGACTTAATGCGCAGAGCTAGCGATGCGGCTGATGCTAAACTGTCCTCTTTGCCTGCTGGACCTACAAACAAGGATGCCAGAATGAAGGCAATGGACCAATCAGACAAGTTCTATCAGGGTCAAATTGATAGGTCTGAGAAAAACCCAGTAGCAGGCAATATTGCAACATTTAATGCATACAAGCAAAAATTAGCAAAATCGGGTTGGACACCAGTAACTGATCCTGCACAAACACAGAAAATTCTTGCAACCACACGTATTACTGATCCTGGTTCTATAGCATACACTGCGTCAACTGGAGAAGTAGCCGGGTTAAGCCCAAGCGGAACATTTCGGCGCACAAGAGGTACAATGGTTGGCGGTCAAGCATTTGGTAAAGATATGAGCTCTAACGTCCCTGTGGACCGTAAATGGAATCCAAATTATGGCGACAGTGATATGTTTGATCCTAAATCAACATTTTAAAATAACATACTCAGAAATAACCCGCTTCGGCGGGTTTTCTTTTGACTAAATATTCAAAATGAAAACTATTGCATTATTTGTACATCAGCCCATGTGTAGTGTGCAAAGTGGCAACGGAATTATGCAAGCACTGAGCCCGCACTATCGTTTTAAAATCTTTACCCGCCACGAAGTTGAGCGGGATTTCTTTGACGATGTAGATTGTGTTTGTGTTCCTGGAGGCATAGGCGATGCCAGTAGTTTTGCATATTTGTTAAGAGACAATGGCGCACGTATTCAGGAGTTTGTAACACAAGGTGGAGCATATCTAGGAATCTGCATGGGTGCTTATTGGGCCGGAAGCAATTACCTTAATCTGCTCACGGACGTTGATGCAGAACAGTATATGTGCAGGCCTGGCACAGACACACGCAGACCACATGCCAAAAATATCAACGTAACTTGGAACAGTGAGCCAATGAAGATGTTTTGGTACGATGGCTGCGCTTTGGTAGGTGATGAGTCAAAATTTAAAACCGTAGCTCGTTACGCTGGAAACAACGATCCAATGGCTATCATACAAGGCCGTACGGGATTGATTGGCGGTCATCCCGAAAGTACTGCGCACTGGTATTCTTCTTACAGTTGGATGCGAGACCAATATCATCATGGTCAACATCATCGATTGTTACTGGATTTTGTAGACAATTTATTATTGTAACAAAATTGTAACTGGTTTTATCTTAAATAATGGATGAAGACGTACCGATCAATCTTTGTCAGTGATGTACACCTTGGAACCAAAGATTGTCAAGCCGACCGTCTCAATAACTTTCTCAAACACAACTCCTGCGACACACTATATCTAGTAGGTGATATCATTGATGCCTGGAAGATACAACAAAACAGGTGGCGTTGGAAACAAAGTCATACCAACGTAGTACGCAGGGTACTAGGACACGCCAAGCGTGGTACTAGAGTTGTTTATGTAGCCGGCAATCACGATGAATTTTTAAGGCCAATGATACCATATGGTTTTAGTTTTGGGCTTGTAGAAATACATAATCAGATAGAACACATAGGCGCAGACGGCAAACACTATCTAGTAGTACACGGAGACTTGTTTGATGGCATCACTAGACTGGCACCGTGGATAGCATTCCTAGGAGATAAAGCATATGACTTTGTTCTTGCACTCAACAATAAATTTAATTGGATTCGTCGTCGCCTGGGTTTTGGGTACTTTAGCCTTAGCAGGTATCTTAAGTACAAGGTTAAAAAAGCAGTAGATTTTGTGTTCAAGTTTGAAGAAAACTTGGCCAACTACTGTAAGAAGCGTGGCTTTGATGGAGTAATATGCGGACACATACATCATGCAGAGATCAAAGAGATCAATGGTGTTGCATACATGAATGATGGCGACTGGGTAGAGTCGTGTACAGCACTTGTAGAACACTGGGATGGCCGTTGGGAGATTGTAACTTGGACCAAGGAGAAAGACAATGTGGATACTGATACTGATAGCAGTTCACGTGAACAATCCTCAGGACGTGCCAGGAAGAATAGAACTGGCATTCAAGGACCAAATCAGTTGCGAAATGACACTGGCGTCAATGAAGTGGCAGCTAAAATTTAACAATTTTAAGGTAGAAGGACAATGCAAACGACAACAAAATTAAGTGACAAAATTACTATAGTAGTA